GTATTCTTCAACCCATACTGCATACTGAGTACCGATTGCTCCAACGCTTGCGTTAGCAAGGTAAACCAACAAACGCTGACGGATAGGAGAAACAACACCTGTAAACTCAGAGATTGTTACTTGTCCTGAAGACGCTTCGTTAGCAATAGTTGAAGCTAAAGTGATAGTCCCAACTGACTTCTCGTTAATTTCAAATACCAAAGGAGCCTTAAGACGAGCGTTAGGCTCATTCTTCAAACGCTCGATTTCAGCTTTAACTGGAGCGTAAGCCTTAATAAATGCAGTCTTGAAATCTTCTGCACTTACTTCTTTCTCAACTGCGCTTTTTTGCATAGCGATGTCAAGCTTGTCAAGTTGCTTTTGCATTTCTGCTGCATCTTCTTTACTTACTACATTGTCGAATGATTTCAACAATGCTTCAGCCTTTTCGAAAGCCTCGTTAGCTTTCACCTCTGCATTGCTTGCTTTAGCCTTAAGAGCCTCGCCAGCTTCTGCAATCACTGCCTTTACGGCATCAATTGTTAGATTTTCCATGATTCAAATTGTTTTTTAAGTTCGTTAATTGTTATTATTTCGACCTCCTCGGCTTTCTTAATTTCCAAAGTAGGCTCAGCTGGCTTTAGAAACTCCAAAAGTGATTTAAGTTGATTTTCTAGTTTTTCAAGTGTTTCATCCGTTGCGTCAGATGTCTTTACAAACTTCTCAAGTCTGCTAAGATATTCGAATGCATCAGACTCGCTTTTTAAGTCAATAAATGTGGTCTCAGGATTAGCACCTAAGAATTGAACGGCAGAACCCTCATACATCATTACCTCTTTAATTAGGTTAGCTTTGGCCTCTTGGTCGAACTGCTCTTTAATAGTTCTAAAGCCAAACGAATGCTGGTTGATTAGTTCGCTTTCAATCATCTTTTGAAAGTCTTGGCCAGCAGCATGAGAGCCAATCTTTGCTTCGTAACGCAATCCTTTATTGTCTTCGTAAAGATTAGTGATTTTTGCGACAACCTTGTTTTTGTCATGGTCAAGCAAATACTTGATAAGCTGCTTTCCTTGCGGTCCACGTTCCATGATTGTCTTGGTAAACGCTCCAGCTTCGATAACGTCACCATCAAGGTCTTTATTGCCAAAAACGGCAAAGTAACCCGAAACAATACCTTGTTTCATGTCGCTATCTGTAAAGCCTTGGTTTAATCCTTTTTTTACGAAACCCATATCGCTATTATCTTTTATTTCACCTAATTCTCTCAATTTACTTCTGCTCCATCCTAAAGCAGCCTTACCACCCCAAGCGTCATACATAAGCAATCCGCAACCATCTGAATAAGACGTGGAGGCTTGTAAATCAACCTCGTGACGGCTTAAATACGAATACATTCGCTTAATGGTGTCAACGGACAGAGGCTCGCCGTTTGCAAGCTGGTTGGCTCTTTGTTTGCCTACTGGCGTACCACAAGGCCCCCAACCATTCTCCTCAACATATTTCAAAACCCTTCTAGCGTTATTTCTAACTGACTGAGGATAATCGGAATATGATTGCTCGGCTTTTTCTAGCATTGCTTATTCGTTTACCCAAATATACAAATAAAAAAAATTAGGAAACAAAAGGCGATTAAATCACAAATGCATTAGGAAAGTTTCGGCGTGCATAAGACTCTGAAACATAAACAACAACGCAACTGCAATTTACTGTTTGAGCTGCTCCTCCGTTAATATCTCCTGGTTTGTCCATTTGTACAATGGTAAAATTAGGATTGGTAAATTGAAAAAATAAGTCTGCTCTAATTGGTTTGTCTTGCGCTTGTATGTGCTGGATTCTTGGCTCTCTAGCTCCGCCGTGAATCCATATTTTCCAAAGTTGAGTTCCAGTTTGTCTTGCCCAATCTTCAGCAGATTTCTTTTTACCTTCATTGTAGGCTCGTGTTGATTCTGTCCTTGCTATTGCTCTTGCACGTTTTATGTCAGGGATAAACTCTAATAAAAGCCTTTCAATCTCAAAAGGATTTAATCCATCTTCAATACCTTGAGCAATAATTTCATTAACCTTTTTTTGAGTTGTGTTGGTTACATCCAAAATAAGCTGACCAAGATTTTGCAAAACCCAGTCCTTAATCCATTCCTTCCAAGTGTTTAAAAAGAAATTATCGGGAATAAAAGCCTTCTCTCTGTTGTCTTGTCTTATGCGATTAAACTCTTTGCGTGCTGAATCAACAAAAACATTTTGGTAAAACTCGATGTAAGCGTTTTGCATAGGCAACAATGGAACAACTGGTTTTGCCTGTTCCTTCAATGCCTCAGTAAATATTTTTACCCCAAGGCGTTCGTATCTCTTTAAGTCTGCTTGCGCTGACCTTCTAACCTTGGAATAATTTATTTTTCTCATTGCTTAGGCTTGGAAATCTACAAAGTCAGTAGCTGCATTACCTAAAGCCTCCTCGCTTGGAATTACGTTGCTTGGAATCCAATGCACATCCATTGCTGGGTCTTCGCTTGCGTGCCAGTTTAGTAGGCTTCTAACCTCGTTACCAGTAAAGTAAGGTGACTTGCCATAAGTGTCAAGAATTACCTTTACATCGGGTTGCAACTCGCTAAAGCTAGAAATATCAAAGTCAATAACGTAATCCATGCCATAAGACTTGCCAATCCATTGAGTAAACTTCTCCTCAATCATTTGAAGCTGCGGCATAATTACGTCAGTAACCAAAGCCTTTTGAGCGCCTTCTAAGTTGGCATAAGTAGCGTTAGAGGTAAATAATACTGGATTAACTCCCCAAAGACCGCAAAGGGTCTGCAAGTCCATGTTTTGAGAGTTAATGATATCCATTGCAACTGGAGACAATCCGATTGCATCGTAACGCAAAGGAATGGAAGAGGCAACGATTTTATTAATGTTTTTATTGCCATTAATACGTTCGTCAATTCTTTCATCCATTTTTGCCCTTTGGTCAGGCGATGGCCAAAACTCAGGGTTTGTAATGTTAGGCGAAATAATACCTTTGGCGCCTCCGTTTTGGAAAGTCTTTTGCTTTGCTTCGGTCGCTTCGTTGTTTGCTTGCAAGGTCTTTAAACCAGCCAATAGGGGAGGCATACCTCTAAGTTGTGCGCCGTTCAAATCCCAAGTAAGGTTTGTTGTTTTGATGTGCAATACTTGGTCTGCTGGTATCTCAATGTTTTGGTCGCCAATAATCAATTTGTAGCCTCTCACAGGCTCAAACAAATTACCAGCTACAATTTCTACATAGTTTGACGGCATTACGTACATCTCCTTAATCTTGCCCTTATTTGGTCCTTCAGCTGGAGAAAAGCCATAAACAAATATTTCACCGCTAGTATTGTACCACGTTAGCATGGCATCTAAAAACTCCGCCCAAGTTTGCATCGGGTTAGGGTTTTTAATTAGCTGGCTTACTGGGTCAGAGTAATTAACATCTTGCAGCTCTTTTTTTCTAAACGCTATGCTTTGCAATCTGTTTAACTCTTTAGAGTTGTATTTCCCTCCTCTGTATTTCTTTGCTGATTCAGTTTCTTTATAAACGTAAGTAGGGCATTGCTTACCCTTCTCTGCTATTTTTCGAATAATTGAATAAACTAAAGCGTTTCCCTTGTAACCTTGGTCAATAAAAGTTTGCTGGTTTGAGTCATACCAAACAACAAGAGTCGAAGCCGTAAATTGGCCGTATAGGATTTGATTGAGCAGATTTACATCGGGATAAGTCTTGGTTGGCATGACTTGTGGCGTGATGTAATTCTGAAGAGCCTTTAATAGCATAGCATATTCGTTTTAACAAATATACCTATTTATTTTTTTCTAAAAATGTAGTTCCATAAAACCAAATTACAAGCATGGAAGCTCTTGCTACCCAATGCCATGTAAGCGGATTAAAATCTAAAGTTATAAATGCAATCAGCACGTAGGTGATAAACATTAGAATAATCGCTGCAATTGTTTCTTTGCTCATATTGAAAAGGTGAATTTTGAACCCAAAAGTAATTCGGTAAATCCCCAAACAAGTGCATCCACTCTGTCAGGCGACTTGCCTTTATCAGGGTCAAATGTAATCATTTGATTTTCAAGGATTGGAAATTGGCCAATGTGATAAATTTTATTTTGCTCATAAAGTGAATAGATAGGCTCAGCTCTAACGTATTTACCCTTAGTTGCATTTACTAACTTTATCCTTGCGGTCGTGTTTTGCGACCTCAAAACGCTTTCAACCATATCTCCTCCCATGTTTTTCTCGGCAACTATGCAATCGGCGTTCCAGCGTTCAAATGCTTTAACTGCAACTGATGCCCATTGGCTAGGTGAGTATTTACCACTTAAGTCTTCCAATACATACCCGTTTCCATTTGAATCTTTAGCACAGACAATTATACCCGTCTCATCTGAATCTAAATTGGCGGATGCCGCTGGGTCAACTGATATGACAATGCGTTCTAATTGTGGCGGATTCGCCATTCTTAGACGTTCAATTATTTGCCTATTCCACAACATTCCCTCGGCATCTTCAAGCCAATGACCAAGGAATAAATGGTTGTATCGATGTAGGTTTTCCGTTCTAGTTCGTTCAGCTTGGGCCACAAAAGAAGGAGACAAGTTTTTTTCGTTGTCTAGGTAGGTGGTATGAATGTAACTTGTATCGTTTCGAGGATGCTTTACAAATCTGTTATAAATCCAATGAGATTTGTAACTAGGATTCATTACCAAAATAACTCTGTTTGGCTTGTTTACGGCACGAATAGAAAGGTCGATTCGGTCAAATACATCCTCATCCATTAACTCCTCGGATTCATCAAGAATAAATGTCGTAACGCCAGCAATTGACTTTAGATTAGCCGTTGCGGTCCCTTGGCTAGTCTTAATGCCTCTGAATAAAATCTTTGAGCCTGTTGCCTTGTTAATGATTTCTGACTGGGTTATTTCAAAGTCCTCCGCTTTATTCATCAAATCAATTTTGTCGATGAATTCAGGAATAATCGAAATAAACGCAGAGGTTAGAGTCCAACGAGTAAAAAGGATTACGTGTCCCTCTTCGTAAGTTAGGTTTAAAAGAAATAGCGAAAGGGTCCACGACTTACCGCTACCTCGACCACCAGTAATTAGGAAGTAACGGCTTTGAGGATGCTCTATAAAAAGAGGTTTGTATTTATCTATTATTCGGATTTTATCCACTCGATTGGAGGCGTGATTTTGTCGCCTTTAGTTGTATGGTCGTGGTCAAACTTATCCCTTTGCCCTAGCCTTTGTTTTCCTAGCCAAATAAGCATACCTCGGTCTTTATCCTTTAAAGCTGCCTCGTATTGCTTGGCAAGTAGCAACGCATCTCCCTTGCTCCTATTTTGCCGCAAAAACTCGGTAAAACCCATCGCGAGGTCATCTTTGCAGCGGTTGTAAAATGTCTCCTCGTCTATGCCTAAATAAGCAGCACATTGGACTCCTGTACATCCAGCCTGAACGAGTCGCCCCATTTCTATCCAGTCTATTGGTGATTTTGGTCGTGCCATTATTTTAATTCAAATGAAACTGTAATTCTATTTTGAGATGTGTTCATATTTCCAACTGTGCTACCTTTACTTTGACTTTTTGTTCTTCCACTTCTAGTACAAATCCAATTTTTTGATTTTTTTAATGAATTTATTAATGATGGTGAAGAAGAAACGATGTTAAATCTCTGTTGTTGTTTTTTGTAAAAATAACCAATCTCATTCAATAATTTTATGCCTATACCAAGACCTTGATAATCCGGAAGAACAACCAATCTGTGAACTTTTTTTATATTTTTTGCACTAGGATGTGGAAAATGTAAAATTGAAATGAATCCTGCTACTTCATTATTTACAATTGACACATAAACTTCTGATGCATTATTATGAGAATGACTTAAATAGTGATGCTTTGCAAACATTTTCCATATTCCCTTATCTTTTGTGTTGAATATTTCAAATTTAATTTCTGGTCTATTTTTTTTTTGCCCTTCAAGAGATTGAAAGGTCATTGTATCAGTATTAAAAATCCAATCAGGCAAAAGCCAATCTATTATATCAAAATGGCAAGAAATTGCTATAAATTGTTTTTTTGTCTTTCTAATTGCTTTTTGCATTGCAAATGAGCCTATTTGAGCAACTTGTCTGTCAACAACAGATGTAAATTCGTCAAAAACAAATAAATCTTGATTTTCAAGAATTGCTCTTGCTAAATCAACTCTCATTTTTTGACCATTAGATAAAACTGAATATGGTTTTAGCCAAGATGGAGGAGAAGAAAATCCAACAGAATTAAAAGCTTGAGTAATATCATCGATTGAACAATTTTTAGGCATATCATCCAAAACTGTCTCTGACTGATAATCATAACTAGTAATATATGATTCGGGAAAAAGTTGTTTTGCTATTGTTGTTTTTCCTGTACCTGATTTTCCAACAATTATTCCTATTTGCCAATTGTTTGACAAATCAATATTACCCTCAAATTTTTCTACAATATGTTCTGATTGTAAATCAAATTTACCAATTACTGAAGCAACTCTAAATGTTTGCTTTGGTTTTACTTCTTTTATAATGTTAAAAGTCGGCATTCAAATCCTAGTTCAATAAGTTTGTTATAAGTTTTCTCTTGTTCTTCTTCTGAATTACAATTAACCTCAATTTTAAACATTTGAGTTAAACTATCCGATAAATCTTTTGGTTCTTCTAAATCCTCAAATTTTGGTATATCCAAACCCCATTCCTCTAATTTTTCCGCATCCCATTCGTTAGCCAACTGCTCCCAATCCCATTCACCAAATCCCACGTTGTCTTTAATTATAAATTGCTTCTGCTCGTCTTCTGTTAAGTCTTCTGCAAAAATGATTGTAACCTCTTTTAATCCTGCTTCTTTGCAAGCCTTTAGTCTCATATTACCCCCAAGCACAATCATATCTGAGTTAACTACTATTGGCCTAATTTCGAGCATTTTTGGAAACTCCTTAATAGATTTTACTAGCTTATTAAACTTGTCATCCTTAATTAACCTTGGGTTATTAGGATTGCTTTTTACCTCTGAGATTTTTACTTTTTGTATATTCATATTGCTTTAATTTAATTTTAAAAAAAAGCTTGAGCAAAACCCAAGCCTTTTTCGATTAACAAAAACCCAAAATAACTACATTAATATTATTGTTTGACCAGTAGGCTCGCCACTAAAATTGCAAAGCTTTCCGTTCCATTCAAATCTAACTTCTTTCTCTCTTCCTTGGTAAGATGCTGCTAGCGTTCTAATCTGTCTTTGTACTATATCCATACTTTCAAACTTTCCTTTTCCTTTGTTTGACCAAGGCGACCATTGTCCATCTCTTAAGCGATAACGGATTTCCAGCGAATAGTCAGGCTTTGAAATCGGGTAACCTTTAGCCATCTTTCCGCTTTATTACTACCTCCAAACCAATCTCTTCACAAATCTTTCGCAAGTTTAAAAGGCTTATTGACTCCAAACCATTCTCGACATGGTTAATTGGTGCATGACTCAATCCAATTTTCTTGCACAAATCCAGCTGGTTATAGCCAGCTTGCTTTCTTGCTTTCTTAATTAGTAACCCTTCGTAAATACTCATTTGCTTAATCTTTACGCAAATATAAGATTGCGATTTGATTCCAAGTTAAAACCAAGATTTTTGTTTAAAAAGGTAATAACTGATAAATGCCCATTTGTATAAATTCTTCTCCTTTTTTAACCAAGCACTTGCGCACGTTTAACTCAAAAACGTTTTTGTCGTCAAAACCGTACTTTTTCTGTGCAATATCCATCAATAACTTAACTGGGTTGTCGAGGTCACTTGCTGAGTTGCTAAAACCAAAGAAAAACTCAACCCTTAACATTTGGCTTGTGTCTACTTTTGATGCTGGCATACGCAAGAGCATTGCCTTCTCGTAATCTTTGTATGCTGGTGTTTTGAAACGCTTGCCTTGCCACGCTAAATTGACGCTTAAAGGCTTCTCGTTTATTTTAAACTGAATCATTTGCAGCGTTCATAAATCCAAGACCAAGCGATTGTCCACAAAGCAAGCAGTACCATAAAAAGTAGCAGGCTAGACAACTTAAGTAGCAAAAGTAGACCAAAGCCTACCAATGCCACAAAGATTGCGTACAAATCATTTTTTTTCATTTAAAAAGGTAAGTTATCGTTTTCGACAATGCGCTTCTCTGTCGGCTTATTTGCTACCTGTACAGGCTTCCAATCGTCTACCTCCAAGTAATGAGTTGCTTTGCCTTCAACTTTCTCTTGCTTTTCCTTCATTACTAGATTAACCCACTCGGTATCGTTGGCATTTAAGTATGCCAATAACTTTTCAAGGTCACTTCTGCTTTGGCTAATTTTAGTCATTGTGCCAAATTTTGTTTGGATAATCTTTGCGTTTCCGCCGTAAATCTTGCTCATAATTGTTTTGGTTATATTAATTTATCTAAATCCTTGTTTTCTCTGATTGCTTGTAAAATAAACAACTTCCAAATTTTGTTTTTGGTCTTGGCTCCAACGCTGGTCTCGTCTACATATCTAACCATCAAGCGTAACTCTTTGCGTACGTCGTTCTCCATCTCCTCCACGTTAAACTCCCAAGGCTTTAAAATTCCTTTCTCTTGGAACTTATTAAACCAATTCATCCCCCATTCTGCAATATCTCGGCAAAATCCTGTGTCCTTAGCATACTGGTAATTATCTCGAAATATCTGCTTACCAACTTCAATCCAGTAAGCAATCTCTTCGTTGCTGGGTTCGCTTTCTTTGTTGTTTAAAGCTTGAACTTCTTGCACAATTTGGCTTTGGTGGTGCGCATAATATTGATTTATCCAAACGCTAACTGTCTTCTCGTTTACGTGGTAAAAATCTCCGTATTGCCCTCGCATTCCAGCGTGCAAGATGTAGTCAACTCTTGCCTCTGTCATCCAGCCGTAGCTTCCAAATAATTTACTGAGGCATCCAAGTAATTCGTTTGCCTCTTCTTTTTTGTATTCTTTAAATTGCTTTAGTCCGCAAACAAACTCCATCTTTCGGAGGTGCGTTAAAATTATCTCATTCATTGTTTAGGTGTTTTTGTTTTTGTAAGTCTTCGTAAATTTCGTCAAATACGTTTTTAACTTTGCTTTCTTTTTTTGGTATTGGGTTTCCTCTTTTTACCCAATTAAAAAAATGCTCTTTGGCAACCTTTTCGTTTTCTTTAAAATCAGCCTTTAAGATACATTCTTGCCTAAAGATATTCAAATGGTTTTTAACTTCTGTTAAATCAGCTTTCCAGTTCATTGCTAATCCTTCAAGCCAAATGTTATTATTCCATAATTGACGAAAAATCGCATTATGTGAATCCTCATTTACTTTGGTTTCTTTTTCTTTAATTTCTTTTACTTTACTTTCCTTTAATTGCATTGCATCC